TTCAAACTGATTCACATCAGTTGGTGTTAACAACATACCCAAGCTATCTATAACAAATAGTAGTTTAGGCATTTCTTCGTAAGGAAGATCGCTGTAGTTCGTTTTATAGTCTTTCATAAAGTCACTTAAAGTTTTAGCAACATCATCAATCATGCTAACACCTATCTTGAGAAGTTTCTCAGGAGTGGTATCTACATCTAATGCTTGTAGCCAATCTTCATCTAGTGCGTTTTCTGAATCCATTAGTACTACCTGACAGCCATGATCTTGTGCTGCCTTTGCAATGTTGCCTGAACAGATAAAACTTTTACCTGATCCAGACTCACCTGCAAACACACTAACTTTACCTAATGGGATACCTTTATTAAAGTCTCCACTGATAAGATAATTTAGCGTGAGGTTTCCTGTGCTAATCCAATCCTGCGGGTCATGGAAGCCTGCACTAATTCCACTAATGGATTTAGTAACAGACGTCCTGAACTTTGTTAAGTCAAATGGTCTTTGCATAACAGTCTCCTTAAGAACGATTTCTAATCATGTTTAAAATATCATCTGCACTAGCAGTACTAGCCGGAGCCGCTTCTGCTACAGGTGCTTGTTCTACTACTGGAGCAGGTGTTACCGGAGCTGCTACTGGAGCCGCTACTGGTGCTACTGGAGCCGCAACTGGTGCTACTGGAGCCGCTACTGGTGCTACTGGAGCCGCAGTTTGAGCAGGTGCTGTAGTTGCTTGTAATCCTGGTGCTGGTGCGTTAGCAGGAACTTCAACGCCATATGGCTTGTAGAAGTTACCCCATTTTGCAGGATCATATAACTCGCCATCTACTGATGCCGCAAACATTTCGCTGATTGCCGTGTAGTGGTCTGCTGTAGGTTGTGCTGGTAAGTAATCTTTAAGATTATGTAAACCATTAGTATCAATAGCCGCTAGTTGAGTTTCATCTAGTGAACTCTCTTTACGAGCCCATTTAGAAGTACTGTAATCAGCATACTGTCCTTTAGTAGTTTTACTAACTCTAAAGTCAGAACCATTAAGGTAATCAGTTGGAATGTTTTCCATATCTGGGTCCATTAATGACGCTTTGATAATGTTAAAGATTTGAGGTGATATTACAAATCTACGCACTGGGTTTTCTGGTGCTGTTTCGTTCAATGGATTATCAGTAACGAATCCGTTAAAGATATATGAACGCTTTTTCCAATACTTACGACCCATATCTTCTAAAGACGGATCTTTAAACCAAGGACGAACCTCAGTTAGTACTGGACAAACTTCGCCATACATTTCACCACAAGGTACTTGTACAGTTACTGGTTTGTTTTCTCCGCCTACTACACCTGGGAAGGTGAGACGAATCATTTGTCGCTCTACCCAAAAGAAATCGTTAGTAGTATCAGCATCAGGTAAAAACCTAAGTGTAGCTGAAGTACCTTCGTCGATATTCCAATGTGGATAAATTGCGTTGTCGCTCTGTTGAGAGCTGTTTGAGTTTGAACCTTTCGATTCCATTGCCGAGAGCTTTGCTCGGATTTCTGCTAATGAGGCCATGATGTTTCTCCTATGATTGCCATGTTTGCCATATGTGTTACTTGCATAAGTGCTCGTAACTGGGTATTATACTTGCCTAGATAAAGAAAGTCAACCGTTTATTTTGTATTAAATGTTGACACATTTTTCTTTAACATGTTTATTTATGAAAAAACCCGCACTAGGCGGGTTTAAAATGGATTCTACTCTATGAAACAAGTCAATTGCTTGTTTATCACTAGTAGTGATATGGACTTACTCTACACTAAGTGACGCTTCACAGCGTTTCTTATTATAATATATCGTATTGTTCTAAGAAGTTTTCGTACATTGTACCTGCATCAACTGCTGGAGTTGGAACAGTAGTAGTATTATTTGTTGCTCCAAGTAAACAGCTCTTAATTGTGCCGTACTCGAATTGGTTCAACTGACCACCTGATGTAATCTTCCTACTAACGCCTTGTAAGTATTCAGACAGTTTAGTATCATTGGCTGCATAACTTAGTTGATTAACTTGGTGTCCTAGTCTTGCTTCTGCTGTAGCAAAGTCTACTAAATCGGCTTCTTGTAGTAAGTTTTTTAAGTTAGCAAAAGATTCTTTAGCAACTGCTTTTGTAATATAACTTTCAAATGCATTCTTTTTAAGAGATAATGATTTTAGTTGTCCTAACACATTACCAACTTTATCATCAAAATGTGATACTGTAAACTTGTCTCTTAATTCTATATCATCATCTTCTGAAAGCTCAACTGCTGTTGCAGATAAGTTTTCAATTGTTGTTTCGTATGTTTTAGCACCACTTAGTTTCTTAAATGTATTTTTAATGTTTTCGATGTTCTCTACTGCTAGTTGTACATACTCTGCATTATCTTCGTTCATGATCTTTGCTGTTCTAACATAGTTTACAAATTCTCTGAGCTTCTTAAGGTCTTGTGCCATTTCGATAATACTAGTAGCACTCTCATCAAATACTTCACCACCCTTTTGCACATGACGAGCCATTGCTCTAGCCATTGCTAAATTGTTCTCAGGTAATTTAAATCTTTCATCGCCACGTTGTATAAAGATGCTATGTATGTTTCTGCTTCTTGACCCACGCACTTCTTCATTAACTGCTTTCTTATGTTTAACAACAATCTTTACATTGTCTAAAGATTGGTAACTTGTTTGCTAGACCCTGACATTGTGTCGAATCCTTCTTTAATATCTGCCATGTCTTTCTCCGCTTGTTTTGCGATATCCTGTTTCTCTCCTACAGCCTTAATTTTTTTACCAAATATCTTGTAGTCGAATTTCATTAAGTAGTCTTGTGCAACATCTTTTAACATTGTTCTCACTTTATGTTCACTTAAATCTTCGCTAGTATTTAGTACCATTGTTGTTGTAGATGGATCTAACCTAACTAAAATATTAGGCTCAGATACAACAAAACGTGTTGCTTCTGTTGGGTCTATAACCTGCTTGCCATCTGCACTAAAACTGTCTACGCCGAAACCAAACCCTTTTAGTATGTTAAATGTTTTTTCTGCTATAACTGGGATATTTATGCTCATAATACTATTTATCTATTTAGAGGAATCCAACTGGTAACGGTGCATCACCTTCGTCGTCGTAATCATCATTGTCTACAATACCACTGTTGACAACACTGTAAACAGCATCTTCAAATGTACTAATGTAGTTAATCATTCTTACATTAAGCATCATAGCCATAACTAAGTCATCCATTTCGCCTGGCTTAGCCTTAAAACTATTACCCCTAGACACAAAGTTCTTTAATTCGCTGATTAATACTTTACTCTTAATGTGTATTCTATCTTGTTCTAGTAAACGTTTAAAGTTTAAACAGGCTTCCATTTTGCTTCTATGCCCTGTGTGGAAACCTTTACGTCCACGTTTACCTGCAACCTTTTTAGGATCGTGTAAGAAATCACCAGGGAAGTTTTCTTCACCTGTATCTCTAATAACTACAAGTGCGGCTTCGCCGATAGTATTATTCTCAACTGTCCAGTATAAATTTTTACATCCATTATTACTTAGGTATGTTAACATTTCCATTAACATTCTCATTTGGCCTTCGACAGGTGTTCTATTATGTGCCCACTCGCCAACCTGTGTCATTGTAGACACATTCATAACTTGTATGGCTGCGTTGTCGCCTCCTGTTCCACTGCTCGGATCTAATGTTAAACTGTATATGTGATTAGGGTTAGGTTTATCATACCAACGTGCTTCGCCCATTTTACCTACAGGGTCAACACCTCTCATTTCAACTAACTGTAGAGGACTAATAAGTGTTTCATCATATATAATAAATTCACATTCATGTTCTCGTCTAAATCTTTCCTCACCGATCCTTGCTCGTTCCGCTGATGCCCATTCTTCATCACGCTCAGGATGAGAAATCCATGTTGACAGATATCCTTTGAATCCATTACGGCCTACATCTTGTTCATTGCCGTACTCGTCAAACAACTTGTTTGCTTCTGCCCAAATAAGTGCAAAAGTATCATCGTCACTGTTAGGTGTTGATGTTACAATACAAGCACCACCTGTACTTAGTGTAGGAGATAGTGCTGTCCAAAACTCTTTAGCAATACGAGGAGGCACAAACGCAAACTCGTCTAAGTAAATAAGTGTTAAGGACATACCACGTCCAGTGTTTTCAGTTGTTGTAGTACTTACAATACGACTACCATTATCAAAGGTAATGCTACCTTTATTGTATTCTGTAACACCTGCTCTAATATGATCAGGAGCACATTCGTATGCATAACGAACTCGTTGCATAATTTCACTAGCACCCGACTGCTTGTGAGCCGCTACTAGTATTGTACTGTCTGGCTTGAACATTGCAAACCAAAGTAAGTAACCTGCTGCTACAGTGGTTTTACCCATCTGTCTGCCTAGCATGTTAATACTAAATCTGTTGTTGTTATAGTTTTCTATTAAGTCTAACTGATAGTCAAATGGTTCAAAGTCAATGCCGCCTCTAGTAGGATGCTGTATACGCATATGGTTAACCATAAAGTATAATGCACCTGTTTCAGGGTCAACACAGTTTTTAAAGTCTCGTAGAGTCTCTGGTGTGTATGCTACTTTAGCATAGCCTTGTTTGATTAAACTAGAATCTACTGTTCCTCTAGCCATTGTTAGTTCCTAAATAGTTATGTTCGGTTGCATAGTCAAATATTCCTTGTGCAATTTTTTTATGTCCGTTAACGCCTGGGTGTCCATTAAAAGATTCAGGATCAGGATCAACTATGTCTGTACCGTTAAACTTTTTGTTTGAGATTACTCGCGGGCCTAACTTTTCAGATATGCCGCCTAATATTCTTCTAGTACCTAGTGTCCTGCCATTTACCCACCAAAACACATAATCAATATTATTATCTTCAAAATACTTTATACCCCTAGATAGGTGCATAACGCAATCTGTAACAAATTTCCATATTTCTTTTCTACTTGCTACACTAGTCATTTCAAAAGGATACCACATCTTTACTTCGTCATAATATTTTTGTAGTTCGCTTTCGGGTATATCTGACATTGCAATTTCTTCGCCGTGCTCTTGTAGTGTATCATTATCCATATGCCTACGCATGAAGTATAACGTTAATTCTAATATATTGTCACTTGCAGGAAATGAGACTGGTTGTACATCATTTCCATTTTTATCTTTAATTTGTTGCCATTGTCTATATCTTGCTGTTGTAAGCTCTATAACAACATTTAAATTTTCCAATGAACCATGCTTTTGCTTGTATGCGTTGCAAAACTCTATGGTTTGATCTACCGAGGATTGTGGGGGTTTGCCGTTATAGCAGTGCTTGTATAGTTGATCTGTATTAAGCATTTCTGCTAAAAAATCAGCATAACTAGGCGCAGGAGTAACAAATTTTAGATCGTTGTACTCTTCATTCCACCCAGTTGCATAACTAGAACCATTAACATATAAATCTGACATGCAGATATTTATCAGCGAATGAGTTTGGCCTTCAGGGTATCGCGGAGTCTATCGATAATTGTTTGTTTATTAGTGGTGTAAGCAGGGTCTTCGTCACCGCCATCGCATGGAGCTTCTGGCTCTTCTTCGTGATCTGGGTGTACAATTACTGCTGTTTCAGGCTCTTCGTCACCAGATACTTCGGCTTCTGGCTCTTCAGATGGACCTTCTTCCTTAGGTAATGTAATGCCTGCTAGTCTTAAGACGTCATGTAGTTCTTGCATACTTGAAGCATTTGCACTAACTGTTACAGTAGCATCGCCTTTAGACTTAGTTTTGCTGTAACTTACATTCTCTCTTTCTTCTTCTTGATCAGGAATGCCATAAGCATCGCCCATCCCTGGCATCATACCTTCCATTAAATTTAATAATTTTTTGTTCTCGTCGTGGTTATTCATTATACTTTCCCGTTACTGCCTTGCTGCTGATTGACTGATGTTGTCAGCTTCTTTGGATTGCTCGCCTGTACGACCCATGTTAGGCTGGCTCATCATATCGTCATGCATTTGTCTTAAGTCATCACCCATCATTTGAGATTTTGTTGGGTAGTTAGTAAAGTAGTCTGCACCTTTTTCTGCTTTAAGTTTTTGT